GACCTGCAACTTGTCCACCAGATCCATACATAGGTTTAATCATTCCACCACCAGCTTTTTTATTTTTTTTACCGCCTGGTGTAATTTTACCTGAACAAACTCCTGATGCATACATGTTAGCGTACGCTGAGGGATATACTTTGAATTTTCTCTTGGCAGCTGCTTTGCCTTTTGCACATAGTTTAGCCATTATGCTTTACCTTTAGTTTTTGGAATTACACCTTTAGCCATTAAAATATCTTTTTGTGTAATTTTACCATCACCAGAATGATCTGGAAATTTACTTTTCTTTTTAATTTTTTTCTTAATAGCTTTACTAGCTTTTGGATTTGAAGAACCTGCTTTGTACATCATTCTATTTGACATTCCACCGCCCATCATTTTTTTTCTCATTATTTTTTTCCTCCGTTTTTAAAAATTTGTGTACCCTTTATACCAAAAATCGATCCCACGACAAGGATCCAGAGTGTACTGAACCATGTAGGGAGCGCCGCGAAATGCTCGAAAAAAATTTTTACCTTTTCCATAGCAACTGGATTGTCACTAAAGACTCCCCACGCAAGCACAATTATGGGCGCCGACAAAATCACCAAAACGAACTCGTCCTTGTAATCATTTTGACGTGCTTCTAACAATTTACCCTGGTAAGCTTCCTCACCACGAGCTTGACGCTCTGCATGTAACAGTTGTGCGTCTGACATTGCGACTTTTGCCTTCTGCTTGTTAGCGTAAATTTTACTTCCAGCAGAAACGGCTAATTTGATTGCCGATAACCACATAATTTAGTACCAAGTAGCGTCTTTTTTCTTTTCAGCTAACATTCTTTTAGTTCCTCTAACTTTTTCCTTGTCTCCAGTAGGAATATAGTTGAAAGAACCATCAGCAGTAGTTTTAGATCTTGGATCTATCTCTACATTCTGTTCTGGAATCTTAACTTCTTTTGATTTTTTGTAATTTATCATAATATTTACCTTTGTTAGTTTATATTAGTATTATTTTTTTTTGCAAGACTTACTCCAGCTCTTAATTCTGCTAAATCTTGGTTTTGTTCAAGCTTATCATCAAAAATTTCTCTAGCTTGAACTAATTTTGCTCTATCTAAGTCTGCTTTTGCTTCATCAGCTTCTTTTTTACGTTCATTTTCCATTGCTCTTAGGTCAACTTCTCTAGATTTTAATTTTAAAAGTGGATCAGAGTCAAATTGAGACGTAATTTCTTTTTCTTCTTTAACAAAATCACTGGTTAACTCTGAAATCAACACTGCTTTTCTTGCTTCTATCTGTTCTGACAGTTGTTGAAGCTGTTGTTTAGCTTGCATATCTTGTTGAGCTTGTACTTGAAGCATTTGCATTTGTTGTAATGGTTCTGCAAACTCTAATTCTACCTGTTCTTGAGCCATTAAACTAATATGTTCTAAAATATTTTTTTGAATTGATGCCATAATCTGTGGATTATTTCTAACCATGTTAGTTGACATAAAAGTTAAGTGAGCAGTTATGTGTGCTCTGTGATCTTGACCACGAAAAGCTTGAAAAGGTTTTCCACCTAAAGCATTTATGTGTTCTAAACTTGGATCTATTGGTTGAACTGGTGCAGGAGGTGGTAATATTTGATCAATATTTTTAATACCCAATGCTTCATACATTTTTCTATATGCAGCATATAGATTATGTAATTGTGGTTGTGATGTTGCAAGTTGTAGTTCTGTTTGCGCCATTGAAATTCTCTGTGCCATTGAAAAAATATTAGGATCTGCAACAGGTAAAATATCTACTCTATCATCAAAATCCATTTGTTTGATTTCTCTTCTGCCACCTACTACATCAAAAGGATAAACAGGTGGTAAGTATGTTTTAAATACTTTTGATAATAATTTAAATTCTTGTTTCATACCTGAATACAATCTTTTGTGTATTGCAGACATAACACGTGAACCACGTTCAAGAAGAGCAACTGTAGTTCCAACTGCAGCTCCTTGGTTTCCATCACCTACTTGCATATCAGCAATAGCCGCAAATCTTTGACCTGCTTGTACTACGATTCCCATTAATTGTAATAATGTACCTGAAGGTTCTTTATAAGGAAGAGTCATAAAAGCATCTCTTAAATTACCACCTGGTGCATCCACATCTCTAAACTCACCTGGTTGTAAAGGTGCTGCCTCATCTCTAACTCTTATACCTCTTTGTTTAAATCCAGCTGGCAGATTAGATAATGTCCCCGCATCTAATAACTGTCTTAAAGCTGCGGTCGCTGTTCTTGACAGTCCACCAATCATGTGGATTAGACCGAACCCATAAAAACCTAAACCTGGTAAAAATTTAAAATGTACAAAATATTGTATTTTATTTTTTTTAGCATCTGTTGGTTCAAAATTTCTTCTTATAGATAAAACTTGTCTAGAAGATTCATCAATGGTTACAATGTAAGGTAGTTTAATTCCAGTAGGATTTAATTCTTGATCCTTATCTTCGAAACCTTCTAAATCTAAATTAACATGACACTCTAACAAAGTATAAAGAGTTTCTTGTTTACCAGTTTTTTTAGTTCCTTCTAATTCTCTTTCTTTATTTTCTACTTCGTCTTTTGAAACATTTTGTGGTTTTTGTAATTCTACATCAGAATAAAAACCTGCAACTTGTTGTTTACGTAAATCATTTTCTGATATTTTAATTGTTTGAATAATCGCTTCCGCATCCTCTAATGAGGTAGCAGAATACGGAACGACTAAATCATCTGCTGGGACAAACTTTGAAACAGCTCGTCCTAGTAAATCGTCATAATAAACTTTTTTAAATGTAGATCCAGCTAAAGGTAAATGAAATAACATTTGATCGAACTCTGGTTCATACTCACTCATTTTTTCCATTAACTCATAATTCATGTAATCTTTAACACGTTGTGCTTGAGCTTCTTTATTTTGATCTGAGTTACCGACTATTTGAGTTCTAACAGGTCCTTCTGCAGGTAATAATTCTTTGTATGCTCCAGCTTGAAATTGTGTAACAGCTTCTGCAAGAACAGGGTGAGTTGCACCGCTAGCTCCTTGAAAAGGTTCTGATCTGTTTTCATATTTAAAACCAAGTAATTCTAAACCAGTTGTGTAAGATTGTTCCCAATCTTTTCTTGAAGCTTTATAGTCCATATAGTTTTCAACTAACTCACTTCCTATTGGATCTAAAATATCTTCAGGTAATAATTCAGCTAAATTATCAAAATGTCCTTGTTGACCTTCAATGTTTACTTTACTTGGATCAAAATTAATTTCTACACTACCATCTTCTTGAGGATTTATTTCAATAGGTTCTTCCGAAGCTTCTATTTCTTTTTGTTCTGCAATTTCTATTTCTTCTTCGGGATCAACCGTTATTGATGTCTTTACGTTTGGTAAAGACTTGTCTATGTCTGCCATTTATTTTCTCCTGTGTATTTGACACTTTAACTTGTTTTAGAGGAATATTCAACCCTTGTGGATTAGGTCCTCTTTTAGGTGGTATTGTTTTAGTTAATTTTTTCATTTTTTAAGCGTTAAAGAATCAGGGTCACCCACTTCTTCTAAAATTTCTTCTATACTATCTAGGCCGCCTTCGGTATCTTTTAATTTACCTTCACCATCTGGTCTTACAGTAAACTCTTCATATTCAGGAGAAGGAGTGCTTTTTGTTATTTCATCAGCTATACCTGGTTTATAAACTATATATTCTTCAGATAGTATACCGTCTTGATCATAGAACACACCTTCGTTTCTTTTTGTAATTACAATCTCTCCTGTTGCAGCATCTTCAGTCATTTCATAATCTTTATATTTTTTAACAACTTGTCTGTCTTGTGTTGCAGCTCTTTCGGTTATGTCATCTCCCATAAATCTAATTTTTTCTACAAGTTTAAAAAAGTATGGAGGAGGATATGTTCCACCTGCTGTATCTTTTGCTACTTTTTCTGCAACTTTAGTTGTTGTTGCAAGTTCATCTCCAAAACCTAACATCTTAGCAAGAACAACTGCACCACCAGCACCTGTTGCTTTTAAAAAGTCTCTACGTGTTAGATTTTGTGTTGATAGAACTTCATCAATTTCTTTTTCTAAAATTTCTTTTGTTGTGTCATTTACAGGTAGCTTTCTATTCTTAGCATAAGCTTTTAATAATTTTAAACCAGGAAATATAGGTGCTGTAAGTTCTGCACCTAACGTTACTTGGTCTGCTAATACTTTAGGACCAATAGTTGATCTTCTATCTTTTTGTTTTTGTTCTTCTGATTTAATTAAATCTGCTAAACCTGTTTTTTCTGTAATAATTTTTGTACCTTCTGTTCCAACTAAATTATCTAAGAACTCAGAAAAAATTCCTGTGCCTTTAATATTTGATGGCATCACATCTGTATAGTCTTGAACATAACCTTGACCCGTGCCGCCTGTAACTTTAAACGCAGGTCTTTGTATAAGGTCCGCGGTCAACTGACCAAGTGCAGGTAATACTCTTGCACCAAACTCACCAACTCTAACACCAGTTTCTGCTAATCTATCTGCATAGTATGCGTAGTTTCTTGGATCAATCATGTCATTTAATAACGAAACAGGGTTCATGGTTTCTCTGTAGCTATCTGCTTTTGGTAATTCAGCCTCTGGGTTTAATAAAAAATATTCTAATTCTTTTGCAAAATTATCATCAGCACCAACTGCACCGCCACCGTTGAAATCTACTCTTGGCATTGGAGACAATTCAATAGGTCCTCCATCTGCTTTTTTAACTTTTGTTCCAATTTTTGACTCTAATACAATATCTGAAAAAGTTTCTATGTCATCTTTATCAGCTCCTGATTCTTTGTAAAAATAAGATAAATAATCTACTATTTGATTTTTTAAATTTTCTTTGTAAATTTCTTTTTCTTCTTTTGTTAAATCATTAAAAGTTTTAGCTTCAGGGTTTATTTCTAAGATTCTGCCTACGCTAACTGATGGATCAATGTTAGACATGTCAATTTTTAAAAAACCACTTTTAATTGTTTCTCCTTCTTCGGGTAAAGTAACTGTATAATCAGGTATTCTGTTTTGTTGATCTCTTACAAATTTATTTGTTTTTTGAAATTCTTTAATTTGTTTTCTAGCAGTAACATTTAAATTATTTAAAGAATTTTTATTATCAATAATAGTTTGAATAATTTCAGGGGTAGCTTTTTTACCTATTAGAGATTCTAAATTTTTTAAAAAAGGTTGTCGTTTTTGTTCTATACCTGTTTTAACAGATCCATATGCTTGAAGAACATCTACATTTAAGATAGGGTCTTGAAAAACTAATGTTGAAATATCTGAGGCATTTGATTTTTTAAACAATCTAGGATATTTTTGTTGATTAGCTATAGCCTCTGCATGTCCATATTGTTCGCCTGCTTTTAAAATTGCTCCTTCATTAAAGGCATTATTTTGTGCATCTCTAACTATTCTTAAAACTTCAGTTCTAGTGTTGTACCCAACTCTATCTTTATCAGTTTCAAATTTACTTCTTAATTTGTCATGAACACGACCTGTGCCTACTACTGGTTTAGCTAAATTAGCTTTAGTTAGTGCATTGAGTGTGTCTTCTAAGTTGTATAAAATTTCTTTACCCGAACCTTTTTTTGTTTTTATGCCAACTTTTTTATTAGCATTTCTTAATTTAGTTTGAAAAAAATCTTGTGCAGTTTTATCTGGAAGATCAACACCCACTATTTCTGCAATGTCTCTGTAATTAAGAAATTTATTTTTGTTTTTATTATAATTAACAAATCTTTCTTTTGTTCTATTAATTAAATAAGTATTATTTCCTTTTATATTAGTTGTTAAATCTGGTACAGAAAGTTTATCTTTATCTTGTTTTAAAAAGATACTTTGAATAGTTTTGTTTCCAGCTCTTTCTTGTTTTATTCCATGTTTGTTAAGAAGAGAATTAATTCTAACTCTTTCTATATTTAAATCATTCGCTAGCGCTTGTGCATTTCCTCCATATTGATTATCAATTAAATTTTTAACATCATCTGCAAATTTTTTATTTCTAATTTTATCTATTTGTTTTGCTCTTTTTGGTCCTCCTGGTCCAGTTGTTTCATACAACTCTATAACTTTATCAAATTTCTTTTTAACACTTTCTACTTTTCTATTTTCAAAAATAATTGGAAGTTGTTTGTCTTCAATTGGAAACTCTTCTCTAAAAGGTAATTTTTCTAATTCTGCAGGGAAAGATTCTTTTGTATCTATTTTAGGTGGTGTAGTTTCTCCAGTTTTAATTGGCATCTTTTCTGTCTCTGCAGGGGATCCTACAGGTTTAGTTAACTCTCTAATCTTCTCTGCTTCTCTTTCCATCTCATCTGCATCAGGTGCAATGACTCCTGGTATGTTTATACCAAATGTTAAAGCAGCAGCTTTAAATCTTGGATCATTAAAAACTTGTGGATTTT